TCACCCCATGCGCCGTTGGGGACTGAACCACTATCTACAGCTAGTTCATAGCCACCAATGGGGTTATTGATTGCGCCGTAGGCACTGGTGTAAGACTGGTAAGTGTCTAGGTAGGTGGGGCATGTGCGCTGGGCTCGGTTCTTCTTGTAGTCCGTTAGGCGCAGTACCTCCCAGAGCACATCGTTGAGGTTGATCGTCGTGCTCGTGTCGTTGATGGTCGCCGTCATGGTATTGACGAGCGAATGGAGAGGGAACGCCGAGAGGGCTACATCACGACCGAAGAGGCACACTGGGACACCAGTAGAAGCCGTAGCGACTGGCGTAGCCGTGAATTGCAGAAAGCACTGGGAAGTCCATTCAATCGCACGATCAACGAACACATTCAACGACGGCACTTGGATCTGGTAGGTCTGCTGGGACGAAGTGGCAGCCAACGCACGAAAAGGGCTGTTGGTCAGCGAGAGCGCACCCTTCTCAACAGCGTAGCGAGGCTTCTGCTGGACAATACGATCATCAAAGATTGAGACCTTCTCAATATCGGCGGACATTTGTATATCTTATACCTCTTTTATTTTTGAGGCAATTTTCATGGAGACAATTCTCACCCCTTCTTGCCAACTCCCTTTTTGCGAAACAAAACTTTTAGGCTGACAGATGATCCGTTGTAGAGTGTCACTGGGACAAGGGTGGAGGTGAGCCGAGACTTCCAGAAAACTTGAATATCTATGGCACGAACCTCTTGCTTGGACGAAGTGAAGGAGGTGAGGCGGTACTCGGCAGTCGGCGCATACTCAATGAAATCTCGGTAATCGTTGGCGGTGTTGAGCGCTAGGGCAACATCGGTGATAATGGGGGTGAAAGCCGAAGAGGAGGTGTTTGCACTTGCCGTGTTATTGCCCTCGCCATACACGATTGGTGCGCCGACTTGTTCGCTATACAGCGGTAAGAGGGTGCTCGTGAAAACAATGCTTTCAATCGGCGACCAGAGTTGGCTGGTGCTGTTGTATTCTTGGTTGAGTGTGAGATAGATTGGGGCAGTGGTTTGGGGGTTTGCAGTCGTTTGAGTAGGAGGGAAGTAGTAGTTCGTGCCGTTGAGATCTTCCACGATAAGCTGGTAAGTCTTGCCGAAGTTGGTAATAATAGGCACTAGAGTAGAAGTATAGCCTCCATTGAAAATGAAGTTTAGATTGGCGAAGAGACCATACATGTTCGTGTTGAAATACATGTTGCCCCTATCTCCAGATGTGCTGGGGTAGAGCGGAGGCGTATTTTTTCCAGTAGGGTTCGTAAGGCAAAAAGTGTAAGGCACAAGAATAGTAAAAGTCGTGCCCTTGTAGAGAAACGAAGGAGGATTGAATGTTGATGTTGATGCCCAGCTAGGTACTGGGTAATCAGTCTGGAGCACCCATATCGTGCCGTTGCTCGTGTAGAAGTTTCCAGTATCGTTGGTTCGGTAAGTCTGTCCAGAAGTGGATAAAGGGCTCGGTAGATCACTGAAGGTCGCAACATTAGAGCCACCAGCCAAGTTCCATGCAGACCCAAACTGATAAGGCAGAGACCCAAGAGGATAGTAAGCACTCGTTCCGCTCATAATCGTCGCATTATCACGAATGGACTTATTGACAAGGTCTAGCCACCACTGATACGACATGACATAGTAATACGGCGACGACACATTCTGTTGTAGTGTTGCTGTAGGAGGAAACGGCAAATCTAGACCTTGCGAGTTGTAAGCGTTTATAAACTCACTGACGAACTTAACATACGCAAAAGCGTAGAAAGTCTGCGCTCCAACAGAAATACCCTTGTAGGTCGTAGTTCCAGTCGTAATCCAGTCTAGACCAATACCATACGCCGTCAAATCTCGGTCTCCACCATTCACTTGGATCTGCGGAATGAAGAGCGGTAGATTACGACCGCAACCATTCATGGTGAAACGAGTAATGCTGAAGTTGTACTTGGACACATCGCTGATAATCGCCGTACTACGAGTTTCTTGGAACTGAACGACTGGCGCTTTGCCTAGCGGTGTCGCAGTCAGCGAGTTTTGATTGACGATGTTGGCGTTGTAGTAGATGTGATCTGGTTCATTATCCAGATTACCTTGCTGTTCGCTGAAGTCGTAGTCAATGGACGACGAGTAAGCCATTCTGTATATCTTATGCTGTCATTCTTTTATTTGTGAATTAGCGGATAGGTTAATCCAGCAACGAAATCATCGGCATCTAATTTACTTTTCTTAATCATATCGTGGTATTGTGGTAAGGAAAGGTGATTGAACAAAAGACGAGATGCAGTGTGGCGACCGCATGTTTCAATACTATCCTTCTCCTTCTGGTAAGGAGTCTTGTTGTAGATGACTGGGACTTCACTTTGCCGTAAGAGTTTGGTGAGAATAGGTTGATTGATGCCCAGTTCTTTTCGCAACCCACCACTTGCCCATTGAAGCTCATTATCTGGTTTCTCGCCGTAGGGATCAAAAAACTCAATATGGTCTGGTTTGCGCAGAAGACCTACCCAGTGCCCAGTATGGTCATTCTCGGTCAAGTAAAGCATGACGGCTCGTCCATCGTCATCAAAAACTTCGTCAATGTTTTTTACATTCTTCAAATACGGATAGGTAAAAATATGCGTATTTGGAAGCATCTTCGCAATATCGTCGTCTCCCAAAGCGTACCCCTCAACTTGTTGTAGGGTCATTCTGTATAGAAGGGAGATTTGAAAGTTGGGGTTTTAGGGATTTTGGGGTCGTAGGTTCTATGTCTAGAGATATTGCCATCTCCTTTTTACAGCACATAGACCGACATCGTGTATGGTTTATTGCCTTATATACCGCATAGGCTAGTGCGAGACATAAGGCAACACTTACGCCACCGATAGAACTACTTAAGAAATTATTGGTGTCCATTACATTGGAGACTGAAATTAGTTTCCAGCAGTTGTGATCTGCCATGATATTGCGAAGGTTGTGGGAGTTTGGGGAGGAGATACACCACCACCATTATTGCAAATAAAAAAGGTAATCTTTCCAGCACTAGGAACTGCCTTTGTCAGCCAATTATTGAGAACATCGTTTTCGCTTCCATTCTGGATTGTGGCGGTGACAACACTCGTCGCAGTCGCCGATGGAACTGAAAAATCTGCGTAATATTCGCCTCCACCGACAGAAGGTGTCCAAGTAAGGCTAGGATACGACGCAATACCAGCCACATTGTACGAACCCACACCGAGCGATCGGCGTGTTTGCGGATCTTTGAGTTGAGAGATAGACATCTTTATCATTATCCATATTTTAATCTTGATGTAAGATCTTTGCGGTGTGCTGGGAAATGAGGTATTGAGGGAAGTTTTTGCTTACACAAATCCAGCGCCCCAGTTTGCGCAAATCTTTGATTTCGTCAGCGTTCATGCCGATGTGGGTTGAGAGCAAATACTTGAGCGCATGGTACGAAGTCGCTTGGGGATAGACCACAAAATGCGTTGCCTCATTCAGCAGTAGGCGTGTCTTTTTGTAGTTCGTAATGTAGTGAGTGAGGCACAAAATCGTAGTGCCAGTATGCCTTCCTTGTATAGCCAGATCATCAATGAGCGTCTGCACTGCCTTTCCTTCTGCGCCTTGAAATGTGTCGTAGTCGTCAAAGATAAGCATACAATCCTTGAACTCCTCAATAGACTGATAGTCATCAACGAGCGTATCTACACGAATGCGCTTGGGCTTTCCAATCTTCATCGTATCTAGAGTGCTGTCCTCATTCAGCTTGGAAATCAAATAAATCTCTCGGCTGGGAAACATGCGCTTATACGCTTCGGCAAGTTGCCGAGCAATATACGACTTACCAGAGCCAGACGCTCCAGCAATGTACCAGACTGACCGAGTTTTAGGATCGCTGGGAGGAATGAGCTGGAATGAGCAGTCGTCTGGGAGCACCACACTTGTATCATGCGACTGGTCGGCTTGTATGCGGTGGTAGAGATGCTTGATCTCATCACCTTCTAGCAGATGCTCCGTAGGAACTCCACGAGCCATTGCTTCTTGAAGGCGATTGAAGACCGCTACACGCTGGGCTGGTTTGAGGTGCTTCAGTTCCTTATCGTAGCGCACTGCATTGATTTCTCGCTTGGGCTTACGAGCCTTCTTCTCGTCGTCTGTATTGAGATACAAAATCTCACCATCGTAATCCCCTCCTTTGACAATTGCAATCGGCTTGGCGGTCTTACTTTCGTCAAACGACAACGAGGGCATTTATTTGACCCAGATATTTTAAAAAAGTGGAAACCATAAGAGGTTTTCGTATGTAGAAATGACTTATTCTAATATTGGATTTCTATCAATAAGAATGCTCTTGCGGTTCTTTTTTACCGCACAGCGACCAACAATTCCAGTTCCAGCAAAGCAATCCAAAATCGTATCCCCTTCTTTTGTAAATAAATCAATCACAACATTACAGAGCGTAGGTGGAAATCCAGAATGACCCCAATTCTTTTCGCCTCCACTGACCTTCTTCAAAGATTGCGGAGACCTCATGAAAGGGATCTTCCATACATTTCCTACATTTTTGGTTTCAAAGATGTCTGGGTAAGTCTCAATAATTTTGTCTTTGTAGTACTCTGCGTTTGCCGAATGGTTGCGGAACACAAAGAGAAACTCTACTTGATTGGTCAGTTGCCGTTTAGTATTGGCTGGTTGTCTATTGTAGCAGTTCCAAATGATTGTATCATGGAGCTTCCAGTTCTCCAAACAGATAGATAAAACTTCAAACGCCTTTATCGTCGTTTCACTATCGTTCGCAATATCGAGGACAAACCACCCATTTGGTTTCAAAGTTCGCTGGATTGCTTTTGTCCAACGCTTACACCATTCTAAATACTGGGCATACGAATTGAAATAACTCTCGTACTCAAATCCCTTCCAGTAAGGCGGAGATGTAAAGATTAGATCAACGGACTGCGATGCGACTTTGGGCAATTCTTCAAATATATCACCAGTAAGGATCTCCATTCTATTCTTTACGGAAGAAATTGTTGGGGGACTGGAACGAGGTGGTGCGCTCGTAAATATTCGTAAGCATAATGCGACAGCAAAGCCATCATTTCATCTTTCAAATGGCGAATGAGCCGTAGCATCTGGGCATTGTTGGTTGCAATCGTGTTGCGCCGTTCAATCTTGTCTAGAGTGCGAATGACGATTGGTTCTTCTCGCAAGTATTTCGGCAGTGTTATGTTCGCCAAGCGGTTGTGGAACTGATCCAACTCAAACTCCACCTTCTTGCGAGGCAATCTAGAATAGTTCTCCAGCATGTATTCTAGCGTTCCCAAGTCGCCATACACGATATACAGCCGACCTAAATCGCCGTTGAAAAGGTTGGATAAGATAGGTATGAGCGAGTTCATGCGCTCCAGTCGTGCTATGGAAAAGAGACGCTTTGCCATCTTGTAGTAGTTCTTCTCATGATAGAGTTGGTAGGTGCTTTCTTTGAGCACTTGAAGAACATTCTTGATTTCGCCATTCAGTAGTTTGCGTCCCTTATAGAACTCATAAATGACCGAGAACTCGGTAAAGCGATTGCCTTGTACCCAGCTTATGCAGTCCAGCTTGGAAATGGTTGGGCTCACAATTGCGTCTTCTAGCGTAAATCGGCGACCATCTTGAAGGTGCTTATACCCTTTCAACACCTCGTTGGGTGTCCAACGCAGAATATTGAACCGCAGATCTCGTTTGATTTCTAGTAGTTCGTAGGGAGTTATGTGGGGTTTCAGCATTGCGAAGGCAGTATCTCGCTCTTGCCGAGAAATGATAGTCTCGTCATGAAG